GCTTCCGGGGCCGGGGTGCTACCAAAAAAACGCAGCCCACGTCACCACACCCTCGAGCTGGTGGGCAGGGCGAACCCAGGCATCGGCCGCACGCCACGCTCTTGGTTGCACAGCAGGTGGGCGGGCCGGCAGTTGGTCAGGGTGTCCAGCCCGCCGTAGCTGCGGGGCACCACGTGCTCGACACTGCGTGCACCGTGGCGCCCACAGTGCACGCAACTGTCGCCGTGCTCGGCGAGCACGGCGCGGGCGATGCGCTGGACGTACCGGCCTCGCCAGCAGGGGAGCGCGACGAGGTGCCGGTTGCGGCAGCGGGCACACCGAGGCGCCAGTGCCGGGACGTTCATCGGTCGGCGGCTGCCAGCTGGCGCACGTCGGGCCAGCGCTCGAGCTCGGCCACGCGGGCGGCGAGCACACGGCACAGCGCGCACGTGGCCGGGGTGCCACCTGGCATCCCGTGCTCGCACTCGCGCTGCCCGTACCGCATGCACCCAGTATCTGACACGGATGCGCGACTTGTCTCGAACGTTCGTTCGGGTCACGTCGCCCATCGTGGTGCTGAGCCCATGACGTCGATGCGGTCATCGGACTGCACGTCGGTGATGAAGTGGTCGTAGGTCACGGTGACCCTGTCCGGGTACAGGTTGATCGAGCTCACCCGGTTCGGGTCGTGGCCGAGGGCCTCGCACAGTGCGATCACGACGTCGCGGTTCAGGCGGGTGTTCTCTTCGGGCTTCACGGTTCCTCCTGGTGGACGTGCTCGAGCGGGTACTGCACCCATGGTGAGCAGTGGTGGATCCGGTCGTGCTCGAGGGCGGCTGCGGTGGCTGCCTCGTCGGTGGTGAGCTCGTCGAGCTGCAGGTGTGACGTGCCGCACATCACGACATACAGGGTGTCAACCATCGGAGCGCAGCACCTTGCGAGCAAGGACCACACCGGTCCACGCCTGCCCGATCCGGGCCGTGGCGTACGACAGGCGCTCGATGGTGATGTGGTCGTCGCCGGCCGCGCGGCGGTGGCGGATCACGAAGTCGTCGACGGTGTCCAGCTGCTTGACTACGTCGTCCAGCATGTCGACGAGCACCGACAGCGGTGGCAGCTCCTCGTCCTGCAGCTCCTCGTCCTGGTCGTCAGGCACCGGGCTTCACCTCTTCGACCTCGGTCTGGTGTCCTGTGGTGTCCTCGTGCAGCTCTGCGAACCGTTCTGCAACGTCACGGAACAGGAACCGGAACCCGGCGCCATCGGGTGGGTCGCACTTCGAGCAGCGCACCACGTACCCGTTCGCGTTCCTCGGGTGAATGGTCGCCTCAACCTTGTCGTTGACCACGGGCTGGCCCGCCTCTCCTCGTCTGGGCGCCTTTGCCGGCGGCAGCCGGCCGGGTATTGAGTCCGGCCGGAGGCCGGTCCGCCAGGGCGTTTCTTGCCTCGCGCGCGTCTGTAGTCGAGTACGTGGACGCGGTATCTCCTCTCTCGTATCTCCTCAGTAATCCTCTGTACTTCCTTGGGCCCACCCTCACGGTGGGCCTAAGACCCACCGTGAGGGTGGGCCTAAGACCCACCGTGAGGGTGGGCCTCAGACCCACCGTCAAGGTGGGCCTGGGCGGGGTCGTTGTCCACAGGGCCCACGGTCACGTGGAGCACGTACTCGCTGCGGAAACGGTTCTCAGCGGTGACGGTGCGCGTGACCGCCCCCTCGGCTATCAGCTCGGCGAGCGCGCGGCGCACCTGCTCGTATGCGGACTTCCGTGCGCGGCGAGCGGCGTCGGACTCGTCGGGCGCTGCGGCCAGGCGATAGCCGAGGATGTCCGCGAGTGCGTCGCGACCGCCGAAGTACCGCTGCGCGGGGCGCAGGGCGGTCGGGGTGTCCAGTGCCGTGAGAGCCATCCCCAGGAGCAGGCGCATGGCGCGGTGCTCGAGCTGCGGGTACATGGCAATGGCGGCGCCGACGTTCCGGGCGCCCACTAGGCGCCACGCCTACGGGTGATCCCAAGCCAGCCCTGGTCTGGACTAGCGTTCAGGTTGTTCATGTTGGACGTTGAGGACGGCGCCGCGGCTACGGCGCCGTCCTCGTTCCGTCTCGGGCGGATCTGAGGTCTTCCACAGCGCTCCGATCGAAGAGGTACGCGCCGGTCTTCCCGTCGAGCTTCAGCGCTACGGGCAGCGAGCCGGCGCGGACGAGCCGCGTGAGGTGGGTCCTGGTGACCTCGAGGATGCGGGCGGCCTCGGTCGCACCGATGAGGTCAGGTTGTGTGTCCATGCGCGAAAGTTAGGACTACACCCAACTCGTTCGTGTGACCAGCGGCGGCGTGTCGGTCCAAACTTGCACATTGGTGGGTAACCTTGCGCCCATGGTGACCATCACGGTGCAAGGTGTGATCCCGCAGTGGACGATCGCGGACCGGTTGCGGAAGGCGCGCGAACAGGCCGGCCTCGAGCAGGCCTCGCTAGCGCTCGAGCTCGGCGTAGCCAAGAACACGGTCAGCAACTACGAGCGGGGCAACGTTGCCCCGCGTCGCCCGGTGCTGGTCGCCTGGGCGATGGCCACTGGCGTGTCCCTGGATTGGCTGTGCCCCCGGCAGGACTCGAACCTGCAACCTACGGATCTGTGGTCTATCCGACGCGGCGCCGGATCGGCAGGTAGGCATACCACTCGGCGAACCGCCCGACTGCTCTCAGCAGTGCGTTGCGCAACATGGGGCCACCATAGCCCTACGGATCTGTGGGCTGAGTCCTGGGAGTTGGCCGCATGAGCGCCCGGCGACGCTGGTTGGTGCTCAACTACGGCCCCGGTGTGGGGATCGCTCTGGTTGGTCTGGCGGGGTTCATCGCGACCGGCAGGGTGTGGGCGCTAGCGTTCGGCGCACTCGGCTTCGCGATGACGATGCAGGCGACGTCATCGATCCATCTGTACCGGTCGGCTTACTTCCGCGGCCGTGGGGACCAGCTGCACGACATGGCGGACGGCCATTGGCCCAATCCCGCTGACATGCATCCGCAGCCCTGGGATCCGATCGGCCGATGAGTAAGGCCATGAACCTCACACAGGACTGGGCGACCGCGATCGATGCATGGCTCGTGAGCCTGCGCGCCGCGGGACAACCCGAGACGACCCTGCGCACCCGGCGCCAGCACGTCTCACAGCTCGCGCGCAGCGGCGGCCACGGCGACCCGTTCGCCGTCACGGGCGAGGATCTTCTAACGTGGTTCGGCGCCCACGCCTGGGCGGCGGAGACGCGCCACGCACACCGTGGCTCGCTGCGGTCGTTCTACGCGTGGGCGCACCACAGATCCTTCGTCCAGATCGATCCTGCGCTCGAGCTGCCCAAGGTGCGGCGCACACCGCCGCGCGCACGGCCGCTCCCGGACCGTCACGCAGCTGCGGCGCTCGGCGTCGCGACCGACCGTGAGGCGCTGATGATCCGGCTCGCCGGAGAGCACGGCCTGCGGCGCGCGGAGATCGCCGTCGTGCACACGCGCGACGTCACACACGACCTTCTGGGCTACTCGCTGATCGTGCACGGCAAGGGTGGCCGTGAGCGGCAGGTCCCGCTCGCCGACGACGTCGCGGACGCGATCCTCGACGCAGCCGGCTACGCCTTCCCCGGCAAGATCGACGGCCACCTCTCGCCGTGGTGGGTCGGCAAGCTCGTCTCACGGCTGCTCCCCGCCGGGTGGACCACGCACACGCTGCGGCACAGGTTCGCGACCGTCAGCTACGCGGAGGACCACGACGTGTTCGCCGTCCAGGACCTCATGGGCCACGCGTCGCCGGCCACGACCCTGCGCTACGTCCAGCTGCCCGACGACGCCAAGCGGCGCCTCGTGGCGGCGTCCCGGTTCAGACCGGACACCGGACCACAAACCAGCAGATTTGTGGTCTCACCAATGAAGGGAACGGCATGAGGCAGCCCGACGCGGCAGCACGGCGACGCATAGAGATGGCACTGGCCAAGGTGTTCCTCGAGCTCGAGGTCGACCCCAACGACGTCGTGGCGATGACCGTCGGCCCTCACGGGTTCACGTTCACGCTCGAGGTGCCGATGCGCGTCGCGCTCGGCGACGACGTCATGGTCCGGGCGGCGGAGTGAGCACGTTAATCACGCTCAGGGCGTGGGCCGAGGCGCGCGGCAGGACCGTACGGCAGGCACAGGTCTACCGCAGTCAGGGCCGGTTCCCCGGTGCTGTCGAGCGCCCCGGCAAGGGGTGGCTGGTCCCGTCCGACGCCGAGCCGCTGCCCGCGACATCGCGCGACATCGCACCCGTCGCTGCGCCTGCGCAATCGCACGACATCGCTGCGACGTCGCCAGTCGGTGGGCGGGTGTTCTGGACGTTCGACGAGGTCCTGGGCCTGTTCGCGCCGCACGTGACCCGGTACGCGCTCGAGCAGATGCTCCGCGCCGGCGAGCTCGCCGGCTACCGGCGCGGCCCGAACGGGGCGTGGCTGGTGCCAACGGGCGAGCTGCGACGCCTGATCGGTTAGCGCCGGTGCCGTGCGCGGCCGGTGCGGCGCGCGGTGATCGCGCGGATCGCGACGACGGCCCACCCGGCCCCGGCGAGGGACGCCAGGATGAGGGCCACCGTCCAGGCCGTCATCCCACGATGCCGCCCAGCGAGTTGACGACCTCGTTGAACGGGCCTGGGTCCATCGCGCCCATGCCGGGTGGGAACACGGCCAGGCCCAGGTTGTTGTAGACGTCCCACTGGACGGCGGTGACGGTGCGGACCCCGGTCGGGCCCACGATGACGATCGCGCCGTCGACGCGGCGGATGAACCAAGGCATGTCGTCCTCCTGCGGTAGTGGCGTGGGCGGCTCAGGTGGGCCCGTGGGGATGTAGACCTGGTGCTCGTTCAGGTCCCACCCATAGCCGGCGTAGGTGCCGTCGAAGTTGGCCTCGATACCCCCGATGCCGTCGAACGAGCGGATGTCCTCGTTGAACGTCGAAATCACCTCGTGCGGGCCCACGAAGAACGCAACGTGGTCGTAGACCGAGCTCGTCCAGAACCACACCGGTGTGCCCGGTGGTGGGTTGCGGTCGCCGGGGTGCGGGGTGTTGCACGCCTGGGCGGCGTCGAGCGCTGACGCGTACACGGCGGGCACGGCGTAGCACTCGCGCACGAACTGAAGGCAGTAGCCCGCGGCCGGCATCTCACCTCCGACCCTGGATCGGGCCTCTTGGATCGCGCGGTCCCCGGTGTATGGGGCGATGGGCAGGCTCACGGTTCCACCTCGAGCAGCTGGGCCAGGTCACCCAGGAACGGGCCGCGGTCGCCCCCGAGGCCGTCCTCGTCGACGTCGGCGTCGATGAGGATCGCCTCGGGGTCTGCGTACGGGTCACGGACCGCGTACAGCGTGTACGTGAACCCTTGCCCGTGCCAGGTGACCTGGGCCCACCCGCGGCGGCCGACAAGGGCCCGGATCAAGGTGAGCAGGATTCCCAGGCGCCCCGGTATGTGCCGGACGGCCCCGTCTTGCTGGACGGCGCTCATGCGGGCTGGGTCTGGACGGTGACTGAGTCGGTCCGCCTAGCCTTCATCTTCAGGTTCTTCAGCTGGGTCGTGCCGCTGGTCGCACCGGTCTGGTAGGCCTGCAACGCGACGACGCCACCGACCCCGATGTAGTTGGCCTGCAGGAAGAACGGGATGCTGCCACCGAGCGCCGTGGTGTAGACCTCGGTGTGGTCGAGCTCGACGCTCGTGGCCGCGACGACCAGGCGGATCAGGTAGCGGGGGGCGCCCGCGGTCGACCACTCGGCGGTGCCCGATGCCTGGAAGTCGTAGATGCCTGTGGCGAGGTTCATCTGTAGGAACGTCGCCCACCCCCCGGGAACGGTCTGCCCAGGGTCTGAGACGGCGATCGACGCCGGTGGCAGGGAGATGACCCAGGCGGTCCCGTTGAACACCTCGAGGCGTTTCGAGTCCTCGAGCCAGGTCACCGCGCCCTGTAGGGGTGCGGGGAACTGCGCGGTCCGTGCGGCGGCGCTGGCGAAGGTCTGAATCGACTGGTCCCACAGCGGGTTGCCCCACTGCACGGGGTCGATCACCTGCCCTACGACGACGGTCTTGCGTCCGGTTGCCATCAGAACCCTCCGATTCCCCACAGACTGATGCCCCATTGGGCGGTGCCCCACTTGGCCATCGAGGACCAGCGGGTGACGTCCTCGAGGTGCAGGATGCCCTCGATGCCGTCGTGGCTGACCTGCACGTCCCACCCGATGACGGCCTCGCGGTAGGCGCGGCCCCCGTCGTCGATCACGTCGAACGTCATGTCGGGCTCGAGGGTGAGCAGGATCGTCGGGACGAGCTCGTCACCGGTGTCCGAGTCGAGCAGGGCCTGCCCTGGTGCCGGTGAGGGCCACGCGCCTGCCACGATCAGGGCCTGGGCGAGCGTGGTCGACCACGCGTTGTTGGTGTGCCACAGGTCGGTGCGCTTGTAGTCGTGGGCCTGGAACCGGGTGATCGACTCACGGTCTGAGAGGGTCACCACGGTGGGTGTGTCCCCTGGGATCGTGTCGTCCTTGCGTCGGGCCACGGTGACCCGGTTCCGGCTGATAGACGGCTGGTTCGCGCCCATCGTCATGACCGCGACGTCGCCCGATGTCGCCTCACAGACCACGAGCCGCCCGGACAGGCGCACACCCTGCCCGACGCGGCCACGTGGCCGGTAGGCGAGCACACCGGCCCTGTTGACCCACATGAGCGCGAGGTCGGTGTCGGCGACCTCGAGCAGCTCGGTCCAGGCGGACTTGTCCAGGGTGGTCGCCTGCACCGTGGTCCCCCCGGCGGTGATGTCGTACCCACCGGGCCACAGTGCGGCCGTCGCGATCCGCGAGACCCGCGCGGAGGCCGTCTCCCCGGCGCCCTGCAACGCCTGGGCGGCCCCGTCAGAGGACACCAGGACCGAGGTGCCGTCCACGCAGGCCACCTCGGCTTGCTGGGTACCGGGGTCCCAGCTGTACCCGCGGGTCGCGATGAACCCCGTGAACGCCGCGACCCACCCGCCGGTGTGCGGGGTCGGGTGCACACCGAACAGGGCGAGCCGCTCGAGCAGGCCGGCCGCTGCACGCCACGAGATCCGCACCGGGGTCCGGTCGCCCAGGACGTCGCGGTGCGGCCCGTTCCACGGGTCCCACTGGGGGCCGTCCAGGGTGAACGCGGCCGACGCGGACTCCCACCGGCGGGTGACCCCGTCGTCGGTGTTCGACCCTGCGGTCATGCGCAGCCCGTCGATCACGTCGCACGTCACGTCGATCCAGTCGCCGGTGGTCGTGTCGGTTGAGCCCCATCGGGTCTGGCCCCACGTCGAGCGGCCCCACACGCCGGCGTCAGCGGCCCGCCCGACCGCGAGCTCGACGAGCAGGTCGATGCCGTACGTCGTGATGGCGGGCATCAGGGGGTCCCGAAGATGACGCCGGCGGCTTCACCGCGGCGGATGAGGGCCTTGAGGTAGCGGGCCGTGGCGACCGGGTCGGAGGACTCGGGGACGAACAGTTGGATCGTGGTCGCGCTTGTGGCGCCGGCGGCACGGCTCATCGCCTGGGCACTGACCGATGGGGCGGTCGAACCTCCGGGGCCGGACTTGCCGAAGATGCCCCCGACGAAGTCACCGATCTTCCCGATCGCGTCGGGCAGCTTGATCTTCTTGAGCCAGTCGATCACGGACTTGACCGCATCGACGACGGCGTCGAACGCCTTCTGCACGAGCTTGATCGGGGCAAGCAGACCCTCGAGCGCGACACTGCCGGCCGTCTTGAGCCAGTCCCACACCGCGGCCGCGGCGGCCTTGATCCCCGACCAGGCCGCAGCCCACAGGTCCTGGAACCACGTGGTCTTGGTCGCGATCAGGACGATCACGGCGATGAGGCCGACGACGAGGCCGATGATCAGGCCGATCGGGTTGGCGGACAGGGCCGCGTTCAGCAGCCACTGCGTGGCCGCCCAGATCTTCGTCGCGACGTTCGCGGCGGTGGTGGCCACGGTGTTCGCGATGCGGGCGGCCGTGTCCTTGATCGTGGTGAGCGACAGAGACTCCTGGGCGACCTTGAAGAGCATCGTCGAGCCCTCAGCCGCGTCCAGGCCGGTCGCCATGAGCCCCAGCGCGTCAGCTGCCGGCCCGAACCCCGCGGCGTCCAGCGCACCGGACAGGGCCGACAGGCCGGTCGCCGTGGTCCCCGACTTGTCCCCGACGCTCTCGATCTTGTCGGCGGTGCTCGAGGCCGACGCGGACGCCTTGTCGAACGCGGCGGTCGCGTTGGAGGCATCCCCGACGATGTCGATGCTGAGCTTCGCTGTGGCCACCGGTTCACCTCTTCCGTTTCGCCGCTCTGGCCCGCTCCTCTAGAACCTCGAGCATCGTCAGTACGTCCTGCTCGTCTTCGCGCCACCACTGCCCAGGGGTGGTGTTGGTCATCACCGCGAGCTCGCTCATCAGCCGGCCCCAGGTGCCGGCCCGGTAGGGACCACCTTCTCCGGCTCGAGCTCCTGCACGTCGGCTGTCGCTTCGACGAACGCCTCGAACTTCACATCCATCGCGATCTCACCGGACCGGCGAGCCGCGGCCCACGCCATGAAAGCGATGTTGCCGACCGGGTCCTCTTCGCGCGTCGGCCACTCGGGATGCCGTTTCCAGGTGAACGCCTGCACGCGGTAGTCGGGTACGGCGGTCCACACCTCGAACGGTTCGCCCTCGAACGGGATGACTCGGAAGTGTTGGCGGACCGTGTCCAGGCTCATGCGCCTGTCACCCCGTCGACGGCAGCGTTCACCGCGTCGCTGTAGTACCCGATGACGGTCGGAGTGGACTTGGTCAGTGCGTCGGTCAGGAACGGGTTGGCCGCGTGCACGTACGGGGCGTAGGAGACCCCGGCACCGACCTGGACCCCGGCAGCGTCCACGGTGGTGAACAGGGACGCGACCAGGCGCCCGGTACGAACGGGGGCGCGGGTGCGGGCCGCGGCCAGGACCGTGTCCCCGGCGCGGGCGTTGATCGCGGTCAGATCCCCGAGCTCGTCGCCGGCCGCCTTCAGGGTCGCGGCCAGCCGGTCCTCGCCCTGGATCTGGTAGGAGCTGCTCATGCGTCCACCAGGGCGAGCGCGGCGTCTCCGTAGGCGTAGGCGGTCGCGGGGTCGAAGTTGATCAGGGCGAACTCGAAGTCGGAGTTGAGATAGTCGCCCTGGGCGTCGGCCCCGAAGGACAGCGGGTGCAGCTTGAGCTGCCCGGTGGCGGTGGTGCCGACCGCGGTCGACGGGGTGTAAGTGAAGTCGACGACCTCGCCCCAGTGGTCGTTGCACAGGGCGAAGAACCCGGCGACGTTGCCGGCGTCGACGTCGACGTTCCCCGACAGGGCCCACTCGATCTCGTCGGGTGCGGACTTCGTGGTACCGCAGAGCATTTTCTTCTGGTCCCCGGCGGTGATATTCGGGTCGATCCGGACGTCGTTCACCAGGCACGACACGTCGATGAGGGTGCCGGTCATCCCGATCGACAGGGTGCCCGGTCCGAGGTTGCCGGTGCCGTCAGCGGTGGTTGCCATCGTCATGCTCCAATCGGGATGAGTGATTTCCAGGTCAGCAGGTAGGACGGCAGCGGGTCGCCGCCCTGCGGCACCGCGAGCGCGACCCGTTCGAACGTGGTGAACGGGAATGTCCCGGCCACCTTGTCGATCAGGTCTGACAGAGCCGCGGTCGACGGGCGGGCGCCGGCGTCCCCGGTGACCAGGTAGAGGGACCAGGTCACGTCGGCGTGGCCGCGGTCGAAGCGCAGGTTGCCCTGCGGTGGCACGAGGTAGGCACACGGCGGGTTGATGTTGCGGGCGTCGTCCACGGCACGCACACCGACGTCCTGCAGCTTCTGCAGGACGTCGGCGGTGGCGGTCGCGATCGACATCGGTCATCCGATCCGGGGGTAGGCCCAGTTGTCGAGGTGCAGCAGCTGGGAGATCTCCGGGTCGGACCGGGCCACGTACACGGCGCCGGCGTCGGTGATCGCGTCGATCCCGGATGGCGACAGGCGCCGCCGGTACCAGCGGGCCGCGAGCTGCACCGCGCCCTGCCGGACGTCGGCCGGCCAGTCGAACTCGTGGTCGAGGCCGGCGACGTACGGCAGGGCGGACACCCACACCATGACGGCGTCGCAGATGCTCTGCAGGATCTGGTCGTCGTCGGTGTCGTCGGCGGGGATCTTGAGCCACGCCTTGACGTCGACCGGGGTGATCGGGGTGACGCCAGGCCACGGCGCCGCACCTGGCACGGGTGCGGGCGCCGTGGGCTGGGCGTCGTCGCTCACTTGCGGGTCGACTTCGCGGGCTCGGCGGCGGGCTCGTCGGCGGGCTCGTCGGCTGCGGCGGGGGCGCCGGTGAGCTTGCGGACGCCGGCGGGGAAGTAGACCTCGCCGTCCTCGTACATGCCCCACACGGCCACGTCGCGGCCGAGCTTGCGGACGTCCTCGGCGGTGGACACCTGCGGGCCGTACTCGGGGAACTTGGCCGCCTGGTCGTTGGAGATGATCGCGGTGTTCGCGGGCAGGTGCGGCCACTCCTCGACGTTCAGGCCGTTGATGTTGATCTTGAGGGTGTTCGCGCCAGCGGTGCCCTGCTGGTTGTTCGTCCCGTACGCGGGGTTGACGAACGGCAGGGCGCCCAGGACGGCGAACACGTCCGTCGAGACGCCCACGATGTTCGCCGGCGCTCCCGTGGCCGAGCGGACCTTCGAGGACGCGGCGAACAGCGCTGCGGACCAGCCCGCCACCGTGGCGGGCGGCAGGGTGCCGTCGAGCGTCGAGACCTGCGCAACCGCGGCCTCGAAGACGGCCTCGGTGAAGACGGCCCACGCGGCCTGGCAGATCGACAGGTACGCGGCCAGGTAGGACGGGCTCGAGCGCAGCAGCAGCTGGTAGCTGATGTCCGAGACGGTGCCGGCGGTCTTGATGTCCTCGGTGGCCTTGAGGATCTTGATCTTGACCCCGGCGAGGTCGGTCTTCTCTTCCAGCTGCTCGGCGATGATCGTCTTGAGGTCGAGGGTCGGGTCGAGGTACGGCCAGTTGGCTTCCATGCCGGCGTCCGGCAGGCCGATCGCGCCGAACGCGGTGATCGCCGGCCGGCGGGCGTCGAGGTTCAGCTTGACCTCGGTGCGCCACCCCGGCGGGATCACGCCGGGGTTGTCGACGGTGAGCTGGTCGGGCACCGCGAACGCGGCCTGCAGGCGCAGCGCCTCCTCGGGCTCGGCGTGGATCACGGCTTGGACGAAGTCGGCCTCGGTGGCGAACGCGGCCAGCGGGTGCCGGTTGGTGCGCTCCATCTCGGCGAGCAGGTCGGCCACGACCGGGGCGGCCTGCGCGGCGAGCTCGGCGATCGTGGGCAGCTCGACGAGCGCGGGCGCCTCGGTGGTGGTGGTCACGGTTCCTCCTGGTGCAGCGGATGCAGCGGCCACGGTCAGGCCGGCGGCGGACTCGAACGCTGGGCGTCGGACGACGCCCAGGTGAAGCACGGTGTAGTCGCCGCCGGCGACGTGACGGGCACCGCCGGGCGCCTCGGTGAACTTGGTGATCTCGGTGGCGATCGAGAACCCCGCCAGCACGCCTTCGCGGGCGAGCTCGAGGACGTCGTCCCCGTCGCGAGTGCGGAAGATCCGCGCCGCGGCGGGCAGCCCGTCGTCGGTGGCTTCCCACGCTTGGGCGAGCCGACCGACGACCTGGTCGCCGTTGTGCTCGCGGACGACGTCGACGAGCTCGTCGACGTTGGCCGGCGGCCCCGCGAACACGTACCGCGAGCGCGACACGGAGTCGGGTGCGGACTCGACGCCGAACGGGACGCCGAGCCCGCTGATCGTGCGGGCGGCGGGCTCGTCGCCCTCGGCGAGCGCGGCGCGGACGGGGGTGATGAACGTGACGTCGGTGCGGGTGGTCATGGTGCGGGTACCTCCTGGGGAGCCGGCGCCGGCGTGGCTGAGGGCGCCGGCGCCGGCGGCGCGGTGGCGGTGGTGGCCAGCGGTTCGGCGGCGCGGACCTCTTCGATGGTCAGGACGCCGGCCGACAGGGCGGTCGCCCACGTGGTCATCCGGTCGCCCGGTGCGTCGCGTGTGTACGCGTCGACGTCGAGCTTCACGGTGACCCCGGACGGCAGGTACAGGCCGGACGGGCGTGACGCGCGGTCGTCGAGGGACAGGGTCTGCTCGACGACGGTCATCCACGGGCGCAGCGCCTCGAGGATGTCGCGGCGCGACTCGGCCACGTTCGCGTACGTCATTGAGTCGCCACCGGATGCGTCCACGGCGCGGGCCGGTAGCCCGAACATGCGGGCCACCTCGAGGGCGGCGTACTCGCGGGCCTCGGTCAGCTGCAGCTCGGCGGCGTTCCAGCCGAACGTGTCGTAGTCGACGACGTCGTTGAGGTACCCGGTGGCGCGCGTCTCGCGGGCGGCCTCCCATTCCTCGAGCAGCGCCGTGATCTGTGCCGGGGTCAGGTCGGCGCCGTGGTTCTTCAGGATGGCCATGGGGTGCGGGGCGCGGGCGTAGCGGCCTGCGGCGGTCTGTAGGTCCAGGTACAGGGCGAGCAGGTCCGCGCCCCAGCGGCGCAGCCCACCTAGGCCGGCGAAGTCGTGCACGACCAGCTGACGGCGGGGGACCTCGGTGCCGTCGATGATCCACGTGTCGACGCTGTCCGGGTCCAGGGTGTTCGGGACGGTCGAGATCCGGGACGGGGCGATGCGGCGGAACTTGACCGGCATGCCGGCCACGTTGCGGTCGAGGATCTTCCAGACGGCCCGGTCGTACCAGATGCCGTCGTCGATCGTGCCGAACAGCAACGACTGCAGAGTCGCGGTCGGGTCGGGCTGACGCAGCCACGAGCTGCGGATGTCGTCGGCGGGCAGGCGGGCTTGCCCGGCCCACGCGGACAGGATGAACGTCGAGATCGTGCCGGCGATGACGTGGCGGGCCTTGCGCACCGCGGGGATCGACAGGGCGAACGACCGGTTGGCGGCCTGGGCTTCCTGCGCGCTCGTGATGATCCGGGTGACGCTTCGGGCGCCGGCCGAGCTCGGTCCGATGACGGCGACCGGTGATGTGGTCGCGGCCGGCTCGAGCGTGAACGCCGCGGCCGCGCGGCCCGTAAACAGGTCGGCGATCTTCACGCGCCACGGCCGCTCATGCGGGCCCGGTGGTTGGCCTGGTCAAGCGCCCACCGTGCGCGCTTGTCGTGGTGGTCCAGGGCGGCGTGCTGGCGGGCGGCCTGGCGGACCCGCTCACGGGTCGGCGACTCGGCGAACCAGGAGCATTCGGTGCAGCGGGCGACGTTCGTCGCGGCGCTGAAGTCGACGCGGGTCGGCCCGTGCTGCATGGCTCATCGAACCGCCGGGATCTGACATCCGGGCCAGTGAGGTCAGATATCCGTGGTATCGGCGCGTCGTCAGGTGCGGGCGACCGGTGCGCGCTTCGCCGGCGGCAGGTGCTCGAGGCCCCACAGCGCCGCTGACCCTGCGACGAGCGGGGCGATCGACCCAGCAGAGGCGCGCCGGGACCAGGCGAACCCGTCGCCGAGCGGTCGCGTGCCGGCGACCTCGACTGCCTCGTCGAACGCGGGGTGTGGCCACACGGTCAGACTGCGGGCCTTGACCGAGTCGAGGAAGCCGGCCGCGGCGACTGCGACGTCGTACGACGTCATGGTGAGCAGCTGGGCGCCGGCGCGCTCGAGCTCCTCGTGCGCGGTCACGTTCGGGCCGTGGTTGTCGATCGCGATCGGCAGGCCGCGGCGGCGGTGGATGTCGAACACACGTTCGGTGGCCTCGTCGACGGGCAGCACGTCGACGACCTCGAGGTGCCGGCGCGGACCGGCGAGCGCGATTGCGGCGTGCGAGCGGTCGAACGAGACGTCGAGCGCCAGGCACATCGGTCCGGCCGGCATGTCGGAGGTGTGCTGGATGCTTCGCCAGTCGTCCTCGGGGATCACGCGGCCGGCTGCGGTGCGGGTCCACCGGTTGCCGTACTCGCGGATGAACGTGGCGACGCCGTCGCCGAGCGCCATGTCGAGGGCCTCGTAGTCGGTCAGGCCGTATGCCAGGCCCGGATGCCAGGTGTGCCAGAGCTCGCGCGCGAGCGGGTCGACGTCGTCGGGGCACCCGTAGTCGAAGACCGCGTAGCCCGGTTCGCGGGCGACGGCCTTGTCGTAGTACTGGCGGGCGTACGTCGACGCGTCGGTGCCGGCGGTGAACACGACCCACAGCTGGCGGCGAGGCCGCGTGTTGAACGTCGGGGTGATCGTGCGCTTGAGCGCTTCGCCGAGCACGTCGTCGTGCTCCTGGCCCTCGTCGACGACGACCATGTCGAGCGCGGCCGAACGCAGCGCACCGTCGCGGGCGGGGAACGCCTGGAAGTACGACCCGGTGCGCCGCCACCCGATCGCCTCCGTGCCGCGCGACCGGCGCAGCCGCATGTCCGCCGCGACGCGTGGGACGCGCTCGAGCTCGAGGAACCAGTCGGCGTAGCGGTCGGAGGTGATCGTGCCCTTGTGCGTCGAGTACTTCGCCCGGTAGTCGCGGTAGGCACGGCCGCGACCCAGCGCGACGTCGTACGACGTCGTGGACTTTGCGCACTGGCGCGGCATGGTCAAGACGATCGTCGTGTATGCGTAGTGACCGCTGGGCAGCAGCTCGCCGGCAACCTCGGCGATGTAGCGCTGCGGCGGAATCCACGGGCGGCCCAGCATCGCGGCAATCGCCTCGCCGTAGGTGGCGTCAGTCCGCCTCGTCGGGTCGCGCGGGGTCCAGTGCCTCGGCGGCGCGAGCCCGTGCGGCATCCTCGTCGCGCGCGACGTCGAGCTCACGGACGGCGCGGAGGAACTCGTCGTCGTCGTCATCGTCGGCGTGGAACAGCCGGCGCACGGCCTCGAGGTACGCCTGCGTGGCCATCGTCTTCGGGTTGTAGTCCCACGTTTTCGCCTTCCCGTCGACCGCCAGCATGCGCTCGAGGCGGTCCAGGTCGTTGGCCTGCCGGCGCACGGCGGCGATCTCCGTCGCGAGGAACTCGCGACCCTGCTCCTGGGCTTCCTTCAGGTCGCGATCGAGCGAGCGGCGAACCTCACCGGCGACGTAGCGCCGCG